AGTTAATTCAAGGTGCTTACACTGTCGCCCCTTTGGCGACCACTGGTTCAACAGCAGGCACAACGCAAATGCCTACCTCAACAACCGCCCCGCAATCGGCTCCATCCGCTACGGCAGGTCTATCAACACCGACTTGTATACACGGAGCAAGAGTTCATCGCAGTGGAATAGCCAAAACAACGGGGAAACCATACGCATTTTGGGCTTGTCCAACCCCGCAGGGGACACCAGACCAGTGCAAACCAGCAAACTAGTTCAACAAGAACTAGAATAAGAATTGGTAGAGGGGTAGTAGCAAGGGGAAGATATTATCCCTCTTCCAACTTAAGACAGGAAACTAATGAGAACGCTTGTTCGCAGCGTAGGTAGAAAAGATATTGGTGGAGAACCATTACCCTCTGTATTTAAAACATTTGAAAGCAATAAGATTATATTCCGTAGGGCAGAAGTATCTATGCTTGCAGGAACTCCAGGAGTAGGTAAGTCAACTCTTGCTCTAGCCTTAGCATTAAATATGAAAGTGCCTAGCCTATACATATCTGCTGACACTAATGCTCACACTATGGCTATGCGATTAGCCTCAATGATTTCAGGTAAGAATCAAACTGATGTAGAAGAGTTAATGAATGTAGACCAAGGTTGGACTCGTGCTGTATTAGCAAAGGGTTCTCATATTGTATGGTCATTTGAATCTAGTCCCACCCTTCAAGACATAGATGAAGAAGTCCAAGCCTTTGAAGAACTATGGGGTTGCCCTCCCGTAGCAATCTTTGTAGACAACCTTATGGACATAGCAACAGACGGAGGCGAAGAGTTCGCATCTATGAGGGCTATTATGAAGGAGTTAAAATACCTTGCTCGTGCTACTAACGCCGCTGTTATTATTTTGCACCATACTTCTGAGGCTGTACTTGGCACTCCTTGCCAACCTCGCTCGGCTCTTCAGGGTAAAGTGGCACAACTTCCTGCTCTTATCTGCACTCTTGGAGTTGTTGGCACTTCTATGGCTGTTGCCCCTGTAAAGAATAGATATGGGCGTGCCGATGCCAACGCTAACCTCAATTGTTGGCTATCATTTAACCCTGAGTTTATGTTTATGTCAGACATACCAGAGAATGGTGGATAAGTAATGAAGATTGAATTTACGGGACGTGCTAAGAATTATAGTTTTTGGGATTCTTTTAAGCAAATGTTTTATATAGGTTTCTATGGATGGGATGAAGCAGATTTAGGATTTACTATTATTTTATTTTCCTATGAATTCAATTGGTTAATTTATAAAAACAAAGAAAGTTTTTCTGAGTATAAACAAATGGGATATGATTATGATGCTAGACATCTAAGATGGCAGTATGATAATAGCGTTGAGTAAAGATGAGGTTAGAGTATGCACTATGCTTGCCCTAGAAAGATGGCTTGCAAAGTTTGGCTCTGTAGATAAACCTAATTATGCTCAAGGTAAAGTAGATGGAAAACTAGAACACGAATTATTATCTAATGTAAGAGCAAATGTATGTGAATGGGCAGTAGCCAAGCAATACAATCAGTCTTGGAATGTTCCTTGGTATCCAAATGCCCTTCACCCCCAGCGTAAATCATTGGCTGATGTAGGTGCAAACTATGAGGTCAGGTCTATACGAACTCAAACCTCTGTGCCTTTCTGGAAAAAAGATATTAACAATTATATATTTGGGGCTAAGGTATTAGATACTGATTATTATTCTGAGGTTGAATTATATGGACATATCTCACCTAAGGACTATATGAGCGATGAATGGTATGATTCATACATTGAGGGCTGGCGAGTGCCAGTTGAATTGTTTAAGGAGTAGTTATGCTTAGGGAAGAAGAAGACGATATGACACAGGAGATTCGTCAACTTGTTATGTTTGAAACAAGGGCAGAGATGGATAAAGTTATTAACAAGATAGAAGAATTAAAGGTTGAAATAAAAGATGAATGGACTGATGGATTAAATATGGGATTAGATTTGGCTGCTAATATTTTAAGGAAAGATAAGGGTGCCGTCCCAATCTCGCAAGCATAGGGGCTATCGTAGTCAGAAGGTAGTAGCACAATATCTAGCGGTTAATGGATTTCCCTACGCAGAATCTACTGGTGCGGGGCGCAGTGGCACAGATATAACTGGGTGTGTTGGTATAGATTGGGAGGTAAAGGCACGCACTGGCTTTAATCCCTCTAGTGCTGTCAAACAATTAAAAGATAGAGCCAAGTCTAAGATTCTTGGTTTAGTTTGCTTAAGACTTAACGGACAAGGTGAAGAGAAAGTCAAGGATTGGGTAGTAGTCTTAAGACTGGAAGATGCAGTTAATCTTTTAAGAGAGGCAGGGTATGGTGAGAAGAATTGATAATGACTTACCAAGTATTAGAGAAATTCTTTTATACTACGGAGCAACTCTGCGACAAACTCACGGACAAGTTAACCTCAAGTGTCCGTTTCACTCTGACACACATCAATCTGGAACAGCAAACCTTGACAACAATATTTTCTTTTGCTTCGCCTGCGGAGTGCAAGGTAACAGTTTACAAATCATAAGCCAACAAGAAGGAGTAAACATACGTGAAGCAGAGCGCATCGCAGAAACAATTACTGGACAAAGCAGCAGCACGTTACGCGGAAAAAATTTATCTGGCGGAAGATTACCTAAGAAGCAGAGGCATCCCGTTGGAAGTGGCACGTCTGGCGCAATTAGGCGTAGTCGCGGAGCCTGAGATTGGACACGAAGCATTCCAAGGAAGACTATCCATACCGTATATTACCAAGACTGGTGCAGTCGATTTGCGTTTTCGCAGTCTTAATCCTGCTGTGGAACCTAAATATATGGGTATGACTGGTGCTGATACCAAGATGTATAACGTATTAGATATAGACAAAGCAAACGATTACATAGGAGTGTGCGAAGGTGAACTTGATACTATTACTCTCTCTGCTTGTGTTGGTATCCCTTGTATCGGCGTTCCTGGGGCTAACAGTTGGAAGAAACATTACACTCGTTTACTCGCGGACTTTGAAAGAATATTTGTCTTTGCCGACGGCGACCAACCAGGCACCGAGTTCGCACGCTCACTGGCTAGGGAACTCCCCGTCACTATTGTGCAACTGCCAGAAGGAGAAGATGTCAACTCAGCCTACGTTAAATTTGGAGCAGGATATATAAGAGAGAAGGCTGGGCTTGAGTGACGGAGCCAATTGACCCAGAATACAACCGTTGTCACGATTGTGGGAAAGAGTTTGATAATTCATTTGATTTAATAGACCATACTATGGGAGATGATGACGAGTTTGACCCTTACTTAATTTTACCGAATGGATACAGATTGATGTTAGGTTCTTTACTTAAGTTTATTTATGATGAGGCTAGCGACACGGAACAAATAAGACATATAGCACAATCTACCTATGTTACACTTTTTGCAGCCGAAAACGGATACGACCTAATTGATGTTTTAATTGAGGATATGATAGTTAAATCTTCATTACAAAATTTTGATGAGTCGCTTCAGCAGTTACTATCTGAAAGCGATAAAGAGCATGGGGAGTGAAGAAGTTTGGCAGATTATAACCCACTTGGAAATGCAAGGTTTCCACATAACATCAACCAAGATAGTGAACAACCAATTGATACTACAAATTACAGTGCCCCTGCTATCGGCCCCAAGTTTGCAATAGCGGTTAACGAAACCTTTGATGAACTTAAAGAATTACTCATCAAGAAACATCTTGATTACGGCCCGAAGAATATCTCCGACTCACCAGGTGGACCTCTTAATGGACTACGAGTGCGTATGCACGACAAACTTGCTCGCATTAATAACCTTACCGACAAAGGCACGACACCACAATACGAGTCGCTTGAAGACTCCTTTAAAGATATGGCAAACTACTCAATCATAGCCCTTCTTGTCTTAAGGCATAAGTGGGATAGTGAATGAAGGAACAAGAGTTATTTGATTGGTTAAAGGTTGGACACTACTCTGATTTAGAAAAATCTTCTAATGAATATGATGGCTTTGATTGCACAAGTAGTCATTTCAAAATGTTTATTGAACTTAAGTCTAGGCTTACCCACTACGATACTCTTTTATTAGAAAGAAAGAAGTTTGATTTCTTGGTTGTAACCGCAGGAGTTCTAGGCTATCAGCCTTGGTATATAAACTCTACACCCCTTGGTGTGTGGGCTTTCCCTCTTAACTCAGTAGTTAAAGATTTAGAATGGGTTGATAAGTGGCTACCTGCTACCACTGAATTCCAAAACAAATCAAAGACAACCAAGTTAGTTACATTTCTTCCATTAGAATTGGGCATAAAACTGACGTGATTGAATGGGATAGAATAAAAACTTGGGACTATGTGGTGGACTCTGTTGCCTCTGAGTATCAACTTAAATTTAAGATTGACATACAAGATATAAAACAAAATCTATATCAGTGGTTTGTTGAGCACCCAAATAAATTAGATACTTGGGAAGCAATAGGTGAGAAGGACGCTAAGAATTTAATCTATCGTTCACTACGTAATCAGGCATTAGATTATTGTCAGGCTTGGAAAGCAAAGACAGGTGGATATGAAACCTCTGACCTATTCTTTTATCAAGGAGATATGATTGAAGCCTTGTTGCCTTCTGTCTTAAGAGGTGAAATTAATCTTGCACATAAACTAAATCTTGGTGGCACTGCTCGTCCCTCTGCGCCATCTGAAGGTGGCAATATGATGGCTATGATGATTGAGATTGACGCAGGATTTTGGAAGTTAGGTAAAGAAGATAGGAAGTTATTGTTCCTTCGTTACTCTGAGGCTATGGACTTCCAAGCAATTGCAGATGAAATGAAACTACCCAGTGAAGACACTGCTCGTATGAGGAACAAACGTGCCATAAAGAAATTGATTAATAAAATTGGTGGGTTTAAACCTTATCGTGATGAAGATTTACCAGATACAACAGAGACAACAGAGGGTCAGCCACCCGTAGAATAAAATCCACCTGTTTTAAAAATGGTAGGAATAGCAGACCATAATTTAGTCATACTGGTATCGCAACACACGGGTGTTGTTTCATCGCTATGCGCCTTATTTAATTCTTGCTGTCCACCACATACATTACATTTATATTCATACGTCGGCACTAATCACACCCATCTATTTCTGTTGGTGCGGTAGCCACCGCTCCACATTCGTCGCATACTTGGTCTAACAAATACATACCAACTTGCCTTGTTTCGTTGTCCCACATTACTTTTAAGTTCCACATCTTTGACCCGCAAACACAAACAAAAATTGGTTCTCCTCGCAGGTCAAACATCAATACCAATTGTGATGTAAGTGCCACCTCCACGCAGAGCAAGGGGTTTTATACCTATGTTGAATATATTTATATGTCTTAAGTAATTGAATTGTAGGGTCTTTGCTTGTCTCACCAAGTAATTGCCCCATACCAAATGCCGTTGAGCCTTTTTTATTTCTGGCATAGTTATCGTATTTACTTTCCTTAATGAAAAGATTATCAAGGCACACCCACTCCTTATCTTTCCAACCATAACCTAACCAAGCAATACTTTTAGCCAACACTTTATTGGCTTTCTTCTCCTCCATTGTAGCCTTTGTCGGCTCTGGGGTTGGG